TTACACCTTGTAATTTTGCTTGGTATTCTGTTGGTGAACCACTAAATGTTCTTGGGTCTGGTAAAGCACGCATAATTCTTTTTGCTTCTGCTTCACTCATTTGTGCACCTGTGATAGCTTTAATGTATTGGTTTGTTACATCCCATGCTTGTTGTTCCCATGCATAATAATCAGACATTAACTGCTTATCTTCATCAGAAATATCTCCAAATACATTCCAATCACCTAATGAGTCTTTAAAAGAATTCCAACTAATACCTAATCTTGTTGGTATTTCTGAAAATTCTGGTCGCCATGCTTCTTCTAATCTTTCAAATGCTTGAAAATTTTTTGTATTTAAAACAATTTCTTTTTCTAAATCTTGTTTAGTTTTCTTTTCCATTGATTGACCATCGCCACCAATAGTAAATGTTGTGTTTCCACTAGCATCTGTTGTAACTTTAATTTTCTTTTCATTGCCGTTCATTACAGCCATGATGTATTTTTGTTTTTCTTCAAATGTTAATTCACGATTTAATAAAGTTTCAAAATCACGAATATTTTTAGCATAGGTTCCTTCTTTATCTGGTATTTGATATTTTTTTGGATTAGCCAAAATATCTTTAACACTGACATATTCTTTTAATGGTGTACCATCGTTTTTTAATACGGGTTTGTTAGTGTTCAAATCCATAATAATCATTTCTTTTACACTACCAACTTTATCTAAATTCTTTTGTTTTTGCATATAAAGATCAGCAATAAACTTAGCACCTTTTTCATGTCCTAATGTTAAAGCAAATGCTTTTTCTTCTGCATTTAAAAAATCACTTTCAATTAAATTATTAAAAGTTGCTTTTGCTTGTATTGTATTTTGTAAAGCGGTTGTTGTTTGTAGTTGTTGTGTTGCTCTATCAATTGCATTGTCATAAGTATTCATTCCTGATTTAACGCCAGCTTGCATAATCATTGCAGGATTAATATTTTCTGTTGCTGGACGAGGACCAGATAAAGCCATCATTTGCATACCAGCATCAAGTAAACCTCTCCCTCTTGCTCTTTTAACTGCATCTATACCAAGTAAGTTTGCCGATGGATTATTTGTTAGATCAGGAAATAATAATTTTTCTAAAGCACCCATTTATGCTGAACCCAATCCGCCTAGTAAAGCACCACCCATTAAGTATGGATTAGCTGAACCTGTTGCACCAATCATATCATAAATACCAGCACCACTTGAAGCACCGCCTAGTATTCCCATAATAGGATTTTTAGTTAAAGGTGTAATGGTACTTGATGATGTACCAAAAGGTGAGCCAACACTAGCTTGATACTCTCTTAGTTTTTGATAAGGTTTGTTTTGCTCGAACTCAAATCGTTTTATTGCATCAGCTAACATTCTTTCTGATAATTCTTCTCTTGCACCACCGACTGTTTGTAGTTTAGCTATATCGCCATAATCCATTTCACCTAATTGCGGTGCTTTAGAGGACATTGAGTCTTGGATATTTCTTTCTCTAGCGTAATTATCTGCATACACTTTATCAGCAAGATTACCTAATTGATCTGTCATTACGCCTGCATGTGAACCACTACCATATCTGCCTGCTTGGGCAAAATTTGAATTAACATCAGCCTTAATTTTACCTGACATACTATCAAATAAATTATTTAAAAAAGGATTGCTTTGAGGTGATAGGTAAGCACCACCCATAACATTATTAGCGTAATTTTGTGATTGATTAAGTAATTGATTACCTTGTAAGGCTCTTGCTTTAGCTAATTGTAAAGCTGTTTCTGTTTCAGGTGCAAAAGGAACATAGGTATTACCAGAATAATAATTGGGATTAGCAGAATTAAACAATTCTTCCGCCCTTTCAAATCCTTTAGTAATGTATGGTTGTTGTACTTCCCAAGGTTCAGTTATTTGTTGTGTTGTTTGTGTTCCTGCACTTTTACTCATATTTTAATTCCTTTGTCATAACAATGTGTTTTGCTTCATAATCCTTTAATTTTTTAATCCATCCTTTGCGTCCGACTAATTCGATACGTTTAACATCATTAGCAATGGCCCAAGTTTCTACTTGTCTAGTTAGATCATCTAACCATGCATCTGCATTTTTACCACCAGCTAAAAACCAGCGACATACTTTGAATTGAGGATAATCAATTAATTGTGTTAAAACGGCTGACTCTACTTTGTCTTTCCAACTTATCCATAGTTGCATTTCTTTTTTAAGAACGGCATCTAGTAAGTTTTTACCACTATAAGAGTTATCATCATACTTCATCCCTTTAAGTAATAACGGTTCTACTTGTTCCCATATTGCAATAGCGTTCTGCGGAGGAACGTAAGATACTATTCTACCCGATGATGATGTACTTGTATGTTCTGTCTGTTTGTCCATTGTTCGCATGTGTTAAGGTTGCTGTTTGTTTGTCCTGCGATGAAACATATAAACTTGTTATTCCTGCCGAAGCGTTTGATGTCGTTGGCATAAAAGAAATAACACTGTTAATACCTAAACGTCTATCTGCTAAAACAGTTGTCGTAGCACTAGCCGTTAAGGTTATTGAACCTGTAGAGTTTAACTTTCCATCTAAGGAGTTGTTTAGAACAATGGCAATTTGTTTTCGATGTTCGTCTGCCATGGGATTAACAATAGGTGCTACGGGAAATTGGTTCGTCACTATCGTTTTCCTTCGGGTCTTGCATCGACATCAACACCCTGCATGTTAATAAAGTTACCATCAACAATTACTCGTAATCGATGGTATCGTGAATTTGTTCGTAAAGGACAATCACCAGAAGATTTTACTGTGACTGCCGTTCCTGTTGTTACAGCATTTGCCTGACTAGGCCTTGATAGAGGTGTTACGGTTATTGTCGTGTTTTCTCCGTTAGCATCCACTATTGGTCTAGCATTAATTAGTGTTGATCTTTTACCTTCAGCACCTTCAAATTCTGTTGTATCGACTGTAGCGGTCATTGACCCACCCATAAATTTACCAAATTTATGATTACTACTACATCCTGCTAAAGATAGAATACCTTCATCCCAAGCAAAACTGTCTAAACTATATTGTAAGTCATCCACTGACCCTAAAACATCTAAACTTTCTAAAGTTGAAAATGCTTCTTGGGAAGCTGTTGCAATAAATTCTAAATCTTGTCCTGAACAAGTTGACCATGAGTCAGTTGTATAATTATAAACTAGCATTTTATTATTAACTGTTGATGCACCAGATGAATTAGCACCACGATAAGACCAACATATAATAGAGTTATTACTATCTACGGCTGAACATATTCCTTCAAAATTACTTGATAGATCTTGAAAAAAGAATTCATTTATTTTTCCCACTCCGATAGGTTGTAAATCTGTACCATTAGTCAGTTTATAAAAACCATCTTGTGCCAAGAAGAATATATCACTACCAAATGATGCAATTGTTCTTGGCTGGAAACATCCTACATCAGCGACTTTATCAAACTGAAAAATTAAAGGGGTTCCAACAAATGAACAACGATAAATTGCTTTATCTGTAAAAATAACACCAAAAGACTCACCGCCTACAATACCTTGAATGACACCACTATCAGGTATATCCTGAAAGTCTGACATAGTAGTTTGTGATGCGGTCCAAGAAGTTGGGTCGTTTATCCCACTCCACCTCACCCTATTTGAATATTCTGTTCCACTTTCTGTCGTATAGCCAGCAAAAACAAACTCTCTTATTGTTGCAACATATTTAGCTTTTAGTGATACTAAATCAGCAAAAACTGAAGATGTTCCTTCGACAAATGATTGAATATTATCAGCACCGTTAGTCGCTACTATTCTTTTTCCAAATTGAGTAAAATCCCAAAAGTCACGACTTTTTTCAGTTGTTGAATTATTGTAACCGCCTACTTTACTTTTATCAATAAAGACTAAGCTACTATTCATTTGATATAGTTTTGTTGCATCACCAGCGTAGTTAGTTGTACCTGTGCCACTTAATTGCGTATGCAATCCTACACATGCACTGGTTAAAGCTGTTGATGTTAATTCTTTAAATGATGGAAAACTTTTATATCCTTTTGGTAAAGGAATAACATTGTCCACTTTCATGCTTCCTCTATTTTGAAAAGAAGGCATGTCAGACATTAACTGACCAAATTCTATCATGGATTAGATTTAGCTGTCATCTGTAATGGTCCTGAAGAATGTCGTCCTGCATCATCAGATGTATTAGCTACTGCTACTGCTTGTTTATATAATTCTGCCCATACACCAAGTCGTTCATCCTGCATCAAGAAAGGTGATGACTCTAATAAAACTGAATATAAATAAATATCGGGATAGTCTGCAAGAATACCGTTAGATGTATTACTATCACTTAATGCTGTTGGTTTAGAATAATACGCCCATTCAATTGAATAAGAACTATCAGGTGCAGGCCCAAAATATAATTTGTCTTTTATTATTGTATAATAAATAGGTTCACCACTTGTATGACCACCATAATTTCTTTTTAATTCAAATGGTGACATGTAACGTAAAATTACATTTGGTGTTGTATTTAAACAAACATATCTAAATTCTAAAAAGTTATCAGGGAGAGAGATATAGTTTTGTCCGCCAGTTGCCGTTGCGGTTGCTACATTCTCCATTGTTCGTAATCGCAAATCTCTACTGTGTCTAGCTTCCGCTAAAGAAATAAAGTCTGGGATATGAGAAGTAAGATCATCACGATTGAGATAATTCGCTACTGCAATTTTTAAGTTTGCAAAAGTATCTAATGCCATTAAATTTCTCCGTGATGTGTTCTAAAATACATAAATTCGTTACTGTTTAATTTTTGTTTTATTTT